TACGCTTACGAGGATTAATATGGTAATGTATATAGCAAAATGTGGTAGATTGGATGGCCAAGACTGGTTTATTGGTCCTGGTTGGTATTATACCGATGAAACTAATTGTTTCCGTTGGGGTGGAGACACAGAAGCAGAAGCATTAGCAGTATACAATGCTTACATACAAACAATTTAATAGAATAACTTTTCCCGTCTATAGATTACCTAGTGATAACTGGTATTCTCTAGACGGGTTATTATTTGTTGATAGTGTTATAGTTGATGATAAAAATCAACCTGGTAAAACCTTAGGGATTCGTAGATTACAAACCTCCTTTAAAAATATTCTTCCATTAGAAAAGGCTTGCCAAGATTCTTTAGCACTTATTAAGAATGCTGCAGGGCCTTATATAGATAGTTTGGGAAAGTGCTTTTTATATGAGAAAACTAAATGGTGTGCTTTAAGGTATTACAGAATACGCAAAGTTGAGAAAAAAGAAGTAGCTTCACTTCTATGGTTAGCAGATATTAAATTCCCTTTCACAATTCCTAGACCACCACCAGATCGTGTAAGTTGGGCTGGTGTTTTACACTTAGATGGATTACCCTGGCTTCTTTACAACTACTCTTCGGAGTATCAGAAAACTACTCGGAGAAAAGTATAATGAAAGCTGTAATTAGTAATAGAATTTATATGGAATGTACAGAGAGTTATAGGAAGGAACTAGATAAAACTCTTACTCATATAATTCCTTCGTACAATCCAAATGACCCCCCACAAGTTATTAAAAATATGGCGCGTGTCCGAGAAAATATAGTTAGTATTCCTGTGGGTCGAATTGATTTAATCCCTTATGGGTACGAAATTGTCGATAAGCGGATTCTTGCGCCGACTGATTTTCCTGACTGTAAGTTCACTTTACGCGATAGTCAACAAGAAGTTTATGACTCAGTGAATGACAACTGTATAATAAATGCGCATCCTAGTTGGGGTAAGACATTCTGTGGGCTCGCTATAGCCAGTAAACTGAAACAAAAGACATTGATTGTAACACACAATGTCAACCTACGAAGTCAGTGGGAAAAAGAAGTAAAAAAAGTAATTGGAAGAATGCCTGGCATCATTGGTAGTGGTAGACTCGAAATTGATCATCCTATAGTTGTCGGCAATATTCAAACTTTGTACAGAAATATACCCCTTATCCAACGAGAGTTTGGCACAGTCATTTTAGATGAAATGCATCACGTTAGCGCGGACACCTTTTCTCGTATAATTGATTCTAATCATGCTCGATATAAGATAGGGCTATCAGCCACAGTAAATAGAAAAGATGGGAAACATGTAGTATTTAAAGACTATTTTGGGGATACTATATTAAGACCTCCTAGGGAGAACATGATGACTCCAACTGTGGATATTATAAAAACAGATATAAGATTCCCAGATGGAGCAAGAACACCGTGGGCTAATAGAGTAACTGCACTCACCCAAAGTGAAGAATATGTTCGCTTAATAGCTGTGTTAGCTTCTTCTTATGCCGCTATTGGACACAAAGTATTAGTAGTGTGTGATAGAACTGCATTTTTAAAGAATGTAGCAGAGTTAATAGGCGATAAGGCTGTTGTTGTAGTTGGAGAGGTTTTACAAGAAGATAGAGATATTTTGCAAAACCAGATTTCTATGGGTGAAAAAGAAATACTTTGTGGCACTCAAGCTATATACGCAGAAGGTATTTCTATTAATGCATTATCTTGCATTATATTAGCCACCCCATTAAATAATGATCCGCTATTGGAACAGTTGATAGGAAGAATCTGTAGGATTGAAACCGGGAAGTTAAATCCTATAGTAGTAGACCTACATTTGCTGGGTAACACCGCGACTAGACAGGCGTCGGCTAGAATAGGGCATTACATGCGGGAAGGTTACCGCCTAAGACAGATCTCTAGTTACTAAAAAATAGTTCTTGACACGGAGTTATTTTTTTGATATAATATATTATTAATTCGGAAACTATTTATATGCTTCTATACGATTGGAAACGAATATTTAGGGTAGGAAAAGGAAGAGCCAATGAGTGTTGGCGCATATTTAAAATGCTAGCCCAAAAGGAGGTACCTCGAAATACCTATGATCCGATTTATTACTATTCTATGAAAAAGTTTATAGGAGAAAGCTTTTTACTGCACCAGGATGTGCTGCTAGACAACGCATGGAAACATAGTAACTACGATTTATGTATTTACTTAGCCCTCGCGTCATTAAGATCACTGGCGGAATATAAAGCGTCAGGCAAACTCACTCTAGACTTGCTACATTCACCTGTAGATCCTAGAGATTATTTAAAAAACCCTAGGTTACTTCCTATAAAAGACGGAAAAATACACTTTATATATGAAGAAACCCCAAGAAATGAAGGAATAAAATAACATGGCATTAAAATTCGGCGAGTCTAAAGGCTCAGCAATTAAAAACACAATCAAATCTTTTGAGTTCAAGGATGGAGATAATACAGTCCGTCTAGTAGGGGACATCCTAGCTAGGTATGTGTACTGGATTGAAGGTACAAACGGCAAGAATATTCCTTTTGAGTGTCTATCATTCGATAGAGACGCAGAAAAGTTTCTAAATGCAGAACACGATTATGTGAAAGAATACTACCCAGACCTGAAGTGCACCTGGTCATATGTTACTCAGTGCATTCATAATGGCGAAATTCTGGTTGTTAATCTTAAGAAGAAATTGTGGGAGCAAGTAATTACTGCAGCAGAAGATCTTGGTGATCCTACTGATCCTGTAAAAGGCTGGGATCTGAAGGTATTTCGCAAGAAAACAGGTCCTCTGGCTTTCAACGTAGAATATCAACTACAATCTCTAAAGTGCAAGCCACGTGCTTTAAATGCTGAGGAATTAGCAGTTCTTGAGAACCTAAAATCTATGGATGAAGTTATGCCTCGTCCTACTCCAGATGCACAAAAAGCATTACTGGATCGCATCACTGGTACCTCGAAAGAGAATATTGATGATGAAGCATTAGAAAACGAGTTCGAAGTAACTCAGTAATAAAAACCCGCAGCGGGTGCTAAGCACCCGCTGCTTTTTTCGCCCATAGAAAGGAATTCATTAATGATAAATTGGTTTAAAAGTCTATTTTGCATACATTTATATGTACTAAATGCACCACGAAAACAAATATATGTTCCTTTAGGGTACAATTCTTGGTATTGTTTAAAGTGTATGAAAGTAATAATTAAACCTGTTAGTTGGATTCCCCTTGATTGGATTCCTTCTTAACTATGATAAAGATTAAATGGCCTTCCTTAGAACTGAACTGGCTTCCTAATAGTTTACGAAAAGGTTTAGATACCCCGCAAATACTTATAGGAGATAATCCAGATTATGGTGGTTGTTATTATAATGTACAAGATTATGTTGATGATGAGTTAGATTTAACTAAAAAAGCTGTTATAATTATTACAGATACAGATCGTATGGAATCTGTTATAGCACATGAATTTAGACATCATTGGCAAACTTATACTTGGGGAAAACTACCTACGCATCCTTGGCAGCAGGGAAAATCTTACAAAAAGAGTATAAAAAAATATTTCCGTGGTGCCAGGCATGAGATGGATGCTTTGCAATTTGAAATTAAATACGCACCGAATAATTTAAATTTAAAATGGTGGGAGTGGTTACAAGAATGATTTTATTTACGGCAGACTGGCATATTAAGTTAGGGCAGAAAAATGTCCCTAAAGATTGGGCGTGGGCGCGATATATAGAATTTTTTAAACAAGTCCATGAACTAGAGTCTAAAGTTAATTTACACATAATTGGAGGAGACTTATTCGATCGCTCTCCTAGTATGGAAGAATTACAACTATATTTCATCTTTGTAGCGGGGGTAACTATCCCTACTATCATATACGATGGAAATCATGAAGCAACTAAAAAACATCAGACCTTTTTTACTTTTTTAAAAAATGCTACGGCCAAAATCAATCCTTTAGTGGAAATCGTAGATAGTACAAAAGTAATGGAAAATTTTAGTATATTACCCTATTGTGACTTGCACAAGAAGAACTCTATAGAGGAATTACCTTATGATAAGGCACTATTTACGCACGTTCGCGGAGAGATTCCACCTCATGTTAAACCTGAAGTGGATTTGGACAGATTCTATGACTTCCCAACAGTCTTTGCGGGAGATTTACACTCACACTCTAATACCCAAAGAAATATTGTTTATCCGGGAAGTCCACTCACAACATCCTTTCACAGAACAGAAGTTGAAACTGGCTACTTACTAATACATGAGGATGATTGGTTTTGGACCTGGTATCCATTCAAACTACCTCAATTAATTCGTAAAACAGTACAAAGTTCAGAAGATATGATAGCAACAGACTATCATCATACTATTTACGAGTTAGAAGGCGACTTGCAAGAACTATCTACTATCAAAGATTCAGACTTACTGGATAAGAAAGTAGTAAAACGAAGCATTGATACATCACTTCTTCTAAGTGCTAATATGAGCATCTCAGAAGAGTTAACCGAATATTTTAGGTACATATTAGAGTTACCCGAAGATAAAATTGTTAATATAATGGGAGTCTTTCATGATTATACTTGATACACTACAATGGTCTGACTGTTTTAGATTCGGGAAAGGTAATAAAATATGCTTCAAAGATTCCACCTTAACTCAAATCTTAGGTACTAATGGTCTGGGAAAGTCTTCCATACCTCTTATCTTAGAGGAAGTTTTATTCAATAAAAACTCTAAAAATGTCAAGAAAGCCGCAATTCCAAATAGAATAGCTAACGATGGCTACTGGATTAATCTTACTTTTCAAATTGATGAAGATGAGTACGAAATCGACCTAGTTCGTAAAACAAGTATAAAAGTGAAGCTTTTTAGAAATGGAGATGATATATCCAGTCATACGGCCACTGCAACATATCAAACTATACAAGATTTATTCGGGCATGAGTTTAAAGTTTTCTCACAATTAGTTTATCAAAATCCAAAAGCTTCGTTACAATTTTTAACTGCTACAGATACCAACCGCAAAAAATTTCTGATAGACCTCTTACATCTTGAGGAGTATGTTGCTTTATTTGAAATCTTTAAAGAAGCAGCGAAAGAGGTAACTCAAGAAGTATCAGGGTACGAAGCCACTATCGCCACAATAGATAAATGGTTAAAAGATAATAAATTGACCGATACTACGGTACTGCCAATGATAAATTTAGAAATAAATACGGAAATGGAAGAAAAGGCACTGAGTCAACTTACATCCGAACTTGAAAATATTTCTCAAAAAAATAAAAAAATAGCAACGAATAATCAATTCAAGAAGATGTTAGATGGTATTAACCTTAATGAAATAAATAGTATAAAAGCGACGCAGATTTTATCATACGATCACTTACAAAAAGAAATAGGTACTTTAGAAGCGGATAAACATGCAGCTAGAAAGGTGTTACTTCAAATAGGTAAATTAGGAGATACTTGTCATGTTTGTGAACAACCAGTAGACCCTCTATTTAAAAAAAATCTAGAAGAGAAAGAAACACAGATTGCATTATACGCAGAGCAAAAAATCACAGAAATACAGGGGGAGATAAGTGAAATTAAGAGAAATAATGAAGAATATACAAGAAAGTGTCATTTACAAAAAGACTGGGAAGATCTTTATAGAAGTATTGACCTTTACCTACCACAGAGTATTTTGGATGCGAATGAGCTTCAAAAGCGCATTCGCGACTTACAGACAGTCGTACAAGGCGCTAAAAAACGCGTACAAGAATCATCTAAAATCGACCAAGAACGCACAAAACGTAATACCAGAATCCAGGTAATTTTAGAACAAACGGACGCTTTTATAGCAGATTTAGAAAAAGCAAAGAAGAGTATGGCAAAGAGTGTTGAATTACTATCTAGCCTAGAAATGTTAAAGAAGGCATTTAGTACAAATGGTCTCTTAGCTTATAAGATAGAGAATATGGTAAAGGATTTAGAAGTATTAGTAAACCAATATTTATCAGAATTATCAGATGGAATGTTTACTTTAGAATTTGTGCTTAATAATGATAAACTAAACGTAATGATTACAGAAAATGGTGCTACGGTAGATATAGAGGAATTATCCTCAGGACAACTAGCCAGAGTAAATACTGCTACGCTGCTTGCTATACGTAAGCTGATGAGCAGTATATCTAAGTCCAAAATCAACGTATTATTCTTAGACGAAGTAATAAGTGTTTTGGACGACGAAGGCAAGGAAAAACTAGTAGAAGTGCTTCTTCAGGAAGAGGAATTGAACACTTATGTAGTAAGTCACGGCTGGATGCATCCTTTACTAAATAAAATAACAGTAGTAAACCGAGGCAAAATTAGCATATTGGAGTAAAGTATGGCTTTTGGAGGTAATGTATTAGAAGATGTTAGAGCACTAGATATAGCACTAACTAGACTCATCCTTCTCAATATAAAAGATGATTGGGATATAGATATGAAATTGGCTGAAGCAGCCAGGGATAAGTTGAATAAACTTATAGAGAATAAAAAGAATGGTAGACAGTAGAGCTAAAGGAGCTCGTGGGGAATATATAGTACGAGATATGTTAAGAGAATGGACGGGATATCAGTTTGAGAGAGTCCCCTCCTCGGGTGCATTAGATTATTTAAAAGGTGATTTATATATTCCACTTAAAAGAAATAAATTCTGCATAGAAGTAAAGAATTATGAAAGTTCCCCACTTAATGATACTCTCTTTACAGCGTTGAAAACTAATAACCTCATTAGATGGTGGAATAAATTATTAGTACAAGCGCTGGGAGGTGATCAAGAGCCCCTTCTATTTTTTAAGTATAATAGATCAAAAATATTTGTAGTAACGCAGGTAAAACCAGAAAATACTGGAATGTATTTATATATAGCCTGGCTAGATGCATACGTGTTATTAGCGGAAGAATGGTTGGAAAACGAAATAGTAGAATTTCTAGGAGAATAGTTATGCCAGTATATGAGGGTTTTTGTGTTTTTTGTGATAAAAGAACAGAAGGCCATACGGGGGATACCCCTATCTGTTTTACCTGCTACTCTAACAATAACCAGGAAAAACTAGAGATAAGACTGAAAGAGTTAGAACAAAGCATAGACAATAGTGATATAGATTTTTCAATATATCACCAAGACGCGGAGGATTGAATGGCTTTTACATTTAAAGAAAAAATCCTTGATGCAAATCCCTGGAATACTATGATAGTGGATGCACTAAACTTAGCTTTCCGGTGGAAACATCAAGGTCGAAATGATTTTCGTTTCGATTTTATACAAACAGTAGAGTCTTTAGCAGCCTCTTATAAGGCTAAAAAGATTATAATTGCCGCGGATTGGGGTTCTTCCACATATAGAAAGAACTTAGATCCACTTTACAAGGCTGATAGATCTGAAAGATTTAAAGATCAGACAGAAGAAGAAAAGATGGCATTTGAAGCCTTTTTTGATGAATTTGAAGCAACTTTAGAAGAAATCGGCAAGAAGTATATAGTACTAAGATATAAAGGTGTAGAAGCTGACGATATTGCAGCGTATTTAGTAAAGTATAAAGAACAGTACGAATTAGAAAATATCTGGCTAATAAGTTCAGATCGAGATTGGGGTCTTTTAGTACAAGAGGGCGTATCTCAATTTTCTTATGTGACTCGCAAAGAATATACTTTAGAAAACTGGAATGAGCATTATGATACTCCTAAGGAACAGTACATTTCCTATAAGGTTATGTTGGGAGATTCTGGAGATAATATTAAAGGCTTTGCTCAAATAGGACCAAAACGTGCAGCTGATTTAGTTAATCAATATGGAACAGCTTTTGATATTTATGATGCACTACCTATTGAAAGTAAATACAAGTATATGGAAGATCTGAATGCACATCCAGAACGTATTTTATTAAACTATGAGCTGATGGATTTACTAGAATACTGTGATGATGCTATCGGTGAGGATAATATACAGGATATTAGAAGAATTATGGGATGGTTATGAAAGAATTAGTAACAGCACAATATTGTATGACTAGATTAGCAGCTCATCAATTTAATGAGGAAGGCCATTTAGAACAAATAGTTAAAAGTAATTTAGCTAGACAATTAGCGCATTTTCTACTTGAAAATGCTGAAATGACTATTGAAGATGGAGATTTTGATACCACAGAGTTTAAAATGACTGGAGCGTTTCTCACAGTAAAAAGATACAAACAATTATTAAAGGCGGAACAAGAGTTGCGCAAGCTTATACAGGAATAATTATGGAAGGTAGCGCATTAGCTAGTAGTATTAAGTATTATACAGATTATTCTCGTTTTGACGAGGAAAAAGGAATAGTAGAAAACTGGGAAGATAGTGTAACCCGTGTTATGAATATGCACAGAACTAAGTATTCGGTTCAAATTGCGCAAAATCCTGAGTTAAGCAGACTTATTGACTATGCTGAAGAAGCGTACTTAAATTTTGAGATTCTAGGATCTCAACGTGCGCTTCAATGGGGCGGAGCGCCCATGCTGAAGCACGAGGCGAAGATGTACAATTGTGTATCTAGCCACGTCAACAGATTGAAGTTCTTCCAGGAAGCTATGTATTTTTTACTATGTGGCTGCGGTGCGGGCTTCTCAGTACAGTTTCATCATATAGATCAACTTCCTCCATTATGTCCTAGAGATAAAGAGGCGAAAACCTTTATAATTGAGGATGAAATTGAGGGTTGGTCCGATGCTATTGGAGTTTTAGTAAGTTCTTACACTAGTACACGTTTCAATGCTCCTTTTCCAGAATACCAAGGGCATCACGTAGCCTTTGATTACTCTAGAATAAGGCCTAAAGATTCGAAAATTACTGGTGGTTTTAAAGCGCCAGGCCCAGAGGGTCTACGCAATGCCATTGGTAAAATAGAGCAGTTAATGGATAAGTTCATAGGTAATCATGAACATACTCATTGGACTCCTATTTTAGCTTATGATTATGTTATGCATATGACGCAGGCTGTCCTAAGCGGAGGAGTACGTCGCTCCGCGACGATTTGCCTCTTTAGTCATGATGACATAGAAATGCTAGAGGCTAAGACAGGAAACTGGAGAGTAGAGAATCCACAAAGAGCAAGATCTAATAATTCTGCAATGCTTAAACGTGATAGCACTACTTTTGAAGAATTTGCAGCTCTTTTTGAAAGCGTAAAACAATTTGGAGAACCAGGTTTCGTATGGGTTGATGATTTAGATATATGTGTAAATCCATGTGTTGAAATCGGTATGTGGCCTATGACTGAAACAGGAATACCTGGATGGCAAGGCTGTAATTTAGTGGAGATAAATGGTGGAAAATGTATTAATGCAACAAGATTCTATGAAGCATGCAGAGCAGCTGCTATCATGGCAACACTTCAAGCGGGTTACACCAACTTCAAATATCTGGGGCAGACGACAAGGGAAATCTTTGAGCGCGAAGCTTTGTTGGGAGTATCTGCAACGGGGTGGTGTAATAACCCCGACGTCTTATTCGATGAAGAAGTTCAACGAGAAGGGGCAGAGATTGTTAAGATCACAAATAAGATCGTTTCTAGGATGCTCGGAATTAGACAAGCCGCACGAACAACTTGCGTCAAACCAAGCGGAAATGCCTCTGTACTATTAGCTTCGGCTTCTGGTATTCACGGAGAGCATGCTCCACGTTATTTCCGTAATATGCAGATGAACAAGAGTAATGATATAGCAAAGATTTTTGCTCGCTGCAACCCCGAAGCTGTAGAAGAAAGTGTATGGAATCCAGAAGGCACAGATTGGGTTTTCTCGATTCCTGTAGTTGCGCCGAAGGACAGTTTGTTCAAACGCCATTTAGTTGGTATCAATCAGCTTGAATTAGTGCGATTAACACAAAACAACTGGGTAGAGTACGGAACTAATGAAGAATTGTGTGTAAATCCTTTAGTTAGACACAATGTTTCAAATACAATACAAGTAGGAAACTGGGATGAAGTTAGAGACTATATCTACGAAGGCAGAGAAGATTTTGCCGGTATATCGTTGTTGGGTATCACGGGTGACAAGGACTATCCTCAAGCACCTTTCACAGAAGTTTTCACAAGAGCGCAACTCATGGACTTCTATGGGGATGCCGCTTTATTCGCCTCAGGGCTTATCGTGGATGGAATGCACGCCTTCAATGATGATCTGTGGCTTGCTTGTGCCGTATCGATGGGCAAAGCGAAACTAGAAAACAAAGGAACATCTCTAGTTTTACAGCGAGATTGGGTAAGACGCGCTAAGAAATTTGCTGATAATTATTTTAATGGTGATATGGGTACTTGTACTTACTGCCTAAAAGATATATATAATTATCACAAATGGTGTAAGATTACATCCAACCTGATAGATATAGATTGGAGTAAAGAAGATATTAAACCTCAATATATTGAAATTGATACTATGGCTAGCGCAGCTTGCGCAGGTGGATTATGCGAGATATAGCATTTATAGATGCAGTAGGCTTACCCTATACGGGTGATACTTTAGAACACAGAGGACTTGGAGGTTCTGAGTCCTCTGTTATTTATATGTCTAGAGAATTAGTTAAACTTGGTTATAATGTAACAGTTTATAATAACTGTGAAAAGCCAGGCGTATACAATGGTGTGAACTATAAAAATATACTGGAATGTAAACAGTGTGATATAGCTATAGTTTTAAGAAGTATATCATTCATTCCAGCCGCTAAGCATGTAATTTTATGGAGACATGATACATATTGTCCTGGCGATGAGAATATAGTTAGATTACTAAATGAGTGCAAAATCAATGAAGTTTTTACTTTAAGTGATTGGCATACTCAACATACCATGATACAACTACAAGTTCCTAGAGATAAAATATTTCAGACTCGTAATGGGTATCATCATTATGATGTAATATATAATAAAGATAAAGATCAGTTTATATTTAATGCGGCTGCGTATAAAGGTTTAGATTTACTCATAAAAGAGATCTGGCCTAAAGTTAAAACCATAATACCTAGTGCTAAACTTAAAGTAATTGGTGGCTACTATGAAGGTTTAAATGATGATAACGCTAAGTACATAAGTAGAAATTTTTCTGATGATACACAAGTATATGAGAATGCTTTTTATGAGATAACTTTTACTGGTATTCTAAAACCCGAAGAAGTAGCTAGACATATGGCAGGGGCTAGTTATTTTATTTATCCCTGTGTATTTCCAGAAACTTTTGGCATATCTACTTTAGAAGCTCATGCTTATGGCGCAATACCAATAACTTGGAATATTGGCGCACTAGAGACTACTGCAATAGATAATGCATCATTTAAATGCAGTCTTAGCCCTCTTGCATATCCAGAGGCCTTTGTAGCTAAAGTACATGAAGCTTATTTAGCCGCTGGAGATAAAGAACGTAATGAAGGTTTTAATATTATAAATAATAGTCAATGGAATCACGTAGCAAAAGAATGGGATGACCATTTTAAAGGAATTAAAAAAATGTTACCATATAAACAAGTAAATTTAAAGGATAAGTCTATTCTTATAGCTATACCTTCTGCTGTAAAAATTGAACCAGAAACTTTTAAGTCTATATATGATTTGCAAATACCTGTAGGATTTAGAACAGATTTCAACTTCTTCTGGTGTTATATGATAGATGCTGGGCGTAATCAGATAGCCAACTATGCTATTAACTGTGGATATGATTACGTTTTATCTGTAGATAGTGATATGGAGCTACCTAAAGATATGCTAGTTAAAATGTTATCTCACGATAAAGATATAATAACTGGTATGTATCGTATGCGTAGACCAGAGCAGGTAGTTGAAATTTATGATACTAATTATCATAATATACCTTTTGAGAAATTAAAAGAACATCAACTATTAGAAATAGGCGGTGCAGGTTTTGGCTGTGTTCTAGTAAAAACGCAGGTTTATAAAGATGTAGGTTATCCGCAATTCTTCTATCATCAAGCTTGGAAATATGAAGATACTTTTAGTGAGGATAATGATTTCTTTTTAAAGGCTAGAAATAAAGGTTACAAAGTATTTTGTGATACATCTATAAAATGTCGCCATAAAGGTACTGTGATGTGGGAGATAGAATAATGGAACAATTTGAAGGCGATAGCAGTAATTATGAAATAATTACTAGAGCTATAGAAGCTATACCCGCCCATAAGGAAGGTCTAACTTGTGAGATTGGTCTTCGTAGGGGTTATGGAAGTAAAGTTATTATGGATGCTTTGGCTAAAAGAGTATCCCCAGAGAGAACTCATGTAGCTATAGATCCATATGGAAATATAGAATATGCTCCCTCAGAGGGAGTAATTACTAGATTAGATTATACTAATACTATGCGAGATGAAACTATAGGTTTATGTTACAAGTACGCAGGGGCTTTAGGAGTTAATTTTATATTTATGAATTTAACTGATGAACAGTTTTTTAATAGATATAAAGATGGAGTACCTATTTATAAAGAATCTGAATATATATTAAATAAGTATATTTTTGCACACTTAGATGGCCCACATCATTTAAATCTTTTAATTAATGAATTTAATTGGTTCAATGATAGGATGTATTCTGGCGCAACCCTAGTTATTGATGATATTGATTATTTCGATATTGATGCATTACATAATGTAATAGGTGCTACACGTAAATGGCATCTATTAGACTATTCCCGTAAAAAAATAGCTTATCAGAAGAATTAATATGAAATTTAGTATTATAACACCAACCCACTCAGTTAAAAATTTACCTTTCTTATTAGAGTTATACTATAGTATAACTAGTCAGATTTATACTAATTGGGAGTGGGTTCTATACTTAAATAATGGTATGAAGCAGGAAGAACTTCCCGAAGTAATACGCGCTAATAAAAAAGTATCTATATATGTAAATGAAAATCCAGAACCTAACATAGGAGCTATCAAACATTTAGCTTTCCATTTAGGTTCGGGAGATATATTAGTAGAAGTAGATCATGATGACTTATTAACTACAGACTGTTTATATGAACTAAATAAAGATTTTCAGGATGAAACTATAGGGTTTGTTTATAGTAATTCTATTGTGAATCATATGGAAGATAAGTTTATACCATTTAATCCTGCTATGGGATGGACATACAAAACATATAATTGGAATGGTAAAGAATGTTATTCTATGAATCATTTTCCCGCTACTAGCCATAGTTTATGTTATATTTGGTTTGCTCCAGATCATGTAAGAGCTTGGCGTACTTCCGTATATAAACAAATTGGTGGGCATAATTCAAAACTATCTGTATGTGATGATCACGAGCTGTGTATTCGCACCTATTTAGCTACAAAAATAAAGTTTAACACTAAACCTTTGTATGTATATAGAATTACAGGGGATAATACCTGGTTAGCTCGTAATCAATTAATCCAAGATACTACTGTGCAACTATTTGATATTCATGTCAGAGCATTAGCAGAAAAAGATGCAGTAGATAGAGGACTTCTAAAGATAGATCTGGGTGGAGGGCTGTACCCTTATTCAGATTATAAAACCATAGATATAAGAGAAAATGCTGACTATGTAGCAGATCTTAATGATGGTATACCACTACCAGATAATAGCGTAGGAGTTATGCATGCCCACCATATTTTAGAACATTTAAATGATACTAGAAAAATAATGGCTGAGATTCATAGAGTTTTGGCACCAGGCGGTTGGGTTTTTATAGAAGTTCCAAGCACGGATGGCCGAGGGGCTTGGCAAGATCCCACCCATGTAAGTTTTTGGAATGAAAACTCTTTTTTATACTACACCCATAAAGAACAGGCTATTTTTATTGATAACACAGATATTAGATTTCAAGAATTTAAAAAAACTACCTATTATCCAAATCAATTTATGAAAGATCACAATATTCTGGTAACTTGTGCAGTTTTGGTAGCTATAAAAGCAGAAAGCCCTAGATATCCAGGGCCTCTTACTATTTAAAATTAAGATAACTTACCTAATTTAACTCTTAGTTGGCTACCTGAATATATCTTAATACAGTTATTTGGGCCATCCATCCAGATTCCCTGCACACCCTCTGCGGTAAGGTTAGAGATCTTTAATTCCCTAGCATCTATACTTCCAGTGACAACCATGTCACCATCAAGGAAATAACCCGCTGGATCCCAGTCATTTCTATTGATATCATTAGCTTCAGTCCAACGAGGAGCTCCTGTAGTTATAGGTCCTAATCTATAAGCACTAGACTGAGATCCATCACTTGCTACAACTATACAAGTATCACCTTTAATGCCATAAGATCTTCCGGTTTGTCCATTTATAAGACTAACAGTAATCCTGTCTTTTGCAGTACTAGTAGTTCCCGAAGTAATGGAATACATACCAGATCCATATTCTCCATCTTTCGAAGGGGTCAAACTAACATCTACAGATAATGTATATAAGGTATTCCCAAAATCTCTGATATAAGCTGTAACCCTATAAACAGTAGCTTGAGTTAAAGTACCTGCCCATACACCTAAAGTAGCTGTTGTTCCAACTGCTCCAGTAATAGCTGGTTCTGTTAGAGTATCTCCACTTACCCAATTTATATCCAAATTATATCTGCCTACAGTTACAGGAGCACTACCAGTTTGTGTATTAGTATTTAAAGATAGTAAGGAAGCACCATCATATGCATAAAATAATGCTTGACTTCCAGACCAATTAGCAACTCCTGAAATAGCAACGGGTACAGCGTGAGATATATTAGTATGGTTAATAGAGACTGCACTATCACCATCAGCACCATCAGCACCATTACTACCATCAGCACCTTCAAAAGCAGGAGTTAAACTAACATCCTGGGATAAAGTATATAAAGTGTCTCCAAGATCCCTAATATAAGCGGTAATTCTATACACAGTTGCAGTAGTTAAGTTACTACCCCATATCCCTAAGCTAGCTGTTGTGGTACCGGAACCAGTAATATTCGGCTCTGTTAAAGTGTTACCACTTACTGGAGTTATATTTAAATTATATCTACCTACAGTTAGAGGAGCACTAGCGGTTTGTGTATTAGAATCTAATGTTAAAAGGGAGGCACCATCATAAACATAAAATAAGCCTTGACTACCTGTCCAAGTCTCTACATTAGTATTAGTAACGGGTACAGCATGAGAAGAATTAGTATAATGAATAGTTACAGCACCTGCTCCATCAGCCCCATCAGCACCATCAGCACCTGTGTCTCCCGTTTCCCCTTTAGAGCCAGCACCTTCTACAATAGCAATCTGTTGTGTTATGTCTGTACCGGGAGTAGAAAATACACCTTTCCAGAAATATACGCCACCTGCTGCATGTCCTGTAGTTGTAGCTACAGTAGTTATACCAATCATATATCTAACAGAAGTGCCTTCATATACAACTTGAAGCCTATCACCTGTTACATATGGGAAACTACCCCAACTTTCTACACCAGCCTCTCTTATATATGCTAAATTAGCTCCCGGGTCTAATCTAAACCCAAAATCTATATCGGAACCAGTAAAAGTACCTGTATTTTGATTTAAGGCAAGCCCAAAAATGAGAGCCTGATATGTATTTGCTGGATTAAGTACAGCAGTGACACCCCAACCTAAAGCAGTATTGCTAATAACGCTACCATCATAAGTATCCGCACCAGACTTAGAAACTTTATTATTATAGGCATCTAAAGTACAAGTTCCATACGCGTTCCAAGTAACTATTTGTGCGTTACCGCTAGTAATATTTACAATTCCTTTAATAGATACTTGGCCTAATCCCGGATCATATCGCATATACCCAGAACCATCTCCAACATCGAAATATCCATCATGATCCATAAAGAACCCAGGGCTTGAATCTCCGAAAGATGTTTTTTGGTAAGAATATAACTGTCCTGCATACGCTTGAGGCCCAGGAGCTTGAGCACCTATAACTAAATTACTACCTACCAATAAGTTATTAAATATACCTGCATCAGCTACTAATTTATCCCCACTTAGAGTGCCATCTACAATAACACTACCACTGAAAGTTTCGACTACAAGTGAACTGAAGTTGCCTGTAGTAACTGTTGCAGCATTATCAGTTCCATTACCTGTATAAATACGAGTACCCGCCAAGTTAGCTTCATTATCAGTAACTGTAATACGATCATTTGGACGTATAAATCCATCCAAAGAAGCATTAATAGCTAACTGTGCAACAGCTACCGCAGTAGTATAATCCAAAGTCCCTGTCCAAGATACAACATGAGCATCTGTTAATTCTGCTCCATATGCCGATTCTTCAAAAATGAAACTTTGTCCGCCTCTAATACCTGAGAATACTTTTTTCAGGCTTATACGTCTAGTATATATGGCCTGGCCATCATATTGTAAAAAAGGAACATCAATATACCCGGAAGTTGGCCCTCCAGCATTTAAAATTGTAGAAGCTCCTGTAATCGTAATAGTACCATTAGCATCATATTGCGCTACTACTTCAGGACCACTACCCGCTACAGCGCCATAACGATAACTTTGCAGATCATAGGGATTACTGTTATCCCATATATAAATTTCCCCTGCTTTAGAGACATCAAAGAAAGTACTAAAATCATTAGTCAATACTTCGCCTGCGGCATCCGCTATAAATATATGTTCAACGTTAGAACCTACTATATCCCAAGCATCTGCCCCTTTAATATTCTTGGTAATAGATTGTATTACAGAAAGTATGTTAGTATCAGATTCTAGTTTTACATTGTATTTAACATTAGCAATACTAGTAGTCATATTACTCATAGCTGCGAAAGATACAGTTTGACCTACTGCTGAACCAGAACCTGGAATTCCGATCGTACCGTTTAATAGTTGAGAAGTAACACTAAACTGATTCGCTCCAGGAGTTCCTGTTACTGCATCTAAAGGTAGAGGTCCTCTCCAAGCTTTAACTGTAGTTTCAGTATTTACATAAGCACTGGGATCAATATTTCCATTAGAATCTGCCTGTAATATAATAGGATTAGGCAACAATTCAATAGTATAAGCATCTGCCCCAGAAGCACTCAATGCACGACCTTCCACCCCTAGATTAACCCCTAAAGGTTCCCAAGGTGAGTAATAAGATTTAGGGTTACGAGGGCTGGCAGGTCTTACATATCGTACCCAATAAAAGTACACATGTAAACTTTGCTCATCAAATCCTGTATGTGGCCATGCATCAGATTGAATAGTAGCTAATGGAATAGCTAGAGCCCTATCGTTACCATCATAGGTTTCTGGGTCTATGTCATGTGTATAATTTCCATTTATATCTTTTGTAGCTTCTACACCCCAAATCTCTACCCAGTGTATATTTGTATCATAAGAAGAAGAATGAGTCCAATTTAGCCTGATTGTACCCTTTAAATCTTGCGTAGCTGCTAAGCCTGTAGGTGGTTGAATTAATACAGGCGAAGGATTAGCCGTGCTATCCTTATTATTATCCATAGAATTTCTATCACTGTAATCTATCAGATAAGCTTCATCATTATGCTCTGTAGCAGTTATTTGCACTAAACCTGAATTTTCTAGTGTTAAATTATCTATACGGAAAAGTTTATTAACCCACTTAAATCTATTGTAGTTTATTCGTATAATTTCCCCTGCAAGTAATAAATACCCCTTAGGATCCATTTTAAAGGATATAGATAACCCATACCTAGACTCATCTAAGTATTGTTTAATATTAGTTCTGGCTGAGAAGAAATTACTAATACCAGGCATAGCAAAAGTACCTTGTTTAGGTATGCCTTTATCCTGCTTTAGGTACGTAGAATTAAAGAAAGAAATATTTCTTGCACCGAACTTATTCTTTGGATCAATTATATTTGCTGATATACTATTATAAGAGTTTTTTTGCCCTTTATCGTCTAATTTAATATCTCCAATAATATCATCTTCTGACAGGGAATTAATCCCAGTTTCCCAGTATGGGTCACTAACAGGTGCTGAGCCGGATTTAATATCTAATTCATAAGCCCCATTAGAATACCTTAATATTCCGTTAAATTGAATTAACATAGAATTGATATTATCAAATATCGGAGTACTTGTATTTACTACTTGGTTTAATTGGTGACGAGTTACAAAGCGTTGCTCTGGTGCCTCCCAACCTAAATATTTCCAATACTTAACTTCATCAGAGTCATGTAAAGTATATCCGGGTGAGGTGAATCCATTATCATCCGCTGTCCAAGATCTAACAATATTATTAGAATTTTTCAGGCCCCCAAGTCTCTCAGTGGATACTGATATAGTTGCGCTGCCCTGTTCAGGAGCACATTCAGTAAGTGGTATAGTTTCATAAGTATTACCTATAGCAATAGGAGGGTAAGTCGTATCATCTATAAAACTTGCATAGGTTACCTTACTTCCAGTCAGCATACCAGAAGTCACAACTTTAGCTCTATCAAAGCCCCAAATTAGATCTCCAATTTGAAAATCTCTCCAATCACTCCATTGATAACCTAATTTTCCTATAACATCATCAAAAACTATTTGTGAATATCCATTATGGGAACTAATAGAAGATACTGTTCCTTGGAAAACTAAGTGAGGCTGTCCACCTGGTACCCCCAAATCATCTCGTCTGTACTCAAACTTATCCCCAATAGATACACCAGTAAGGCTACCTAACTGTACTACCGTAACTTTAGATTCATCATCACACAGTTTCGCACTATTTAAGAATGATGAAAGATTTAAATCCTTTCCTATTTGTAAACCTCTACCATACTTAGTACTAGTTAAATAATCTAATAGCTGTATTGCAGGATTTATAGATACTCGCATATCATTAAAAGGCCCGGCCTGATATGTGTCGTAGTCAGGAAGATCAGTGTAATAATCTGAATATAATCCTGGTATAAAGGCTGGATCATATACTGATTGAGTAAAGGCATAATTGTTATAGATATAAGAAATAGTTTTCTGTCTAGTTTCTACTATACCATTAGTAACTCTATAAACATCTAAAGTATCACCGACTTTAACATTGGTAATAGTTGTTAGATATGCCATATTAGCTACAAATACTTTGGTTTGTCCACCAAAAAGTTGATTAACTAATACATAGCCTGCACCTGTATGAGGCGCTAAAGTTATTACAGGTGCCGCATATCCGGTAACTAAGAAAGAATATGTGGGATCAGAAGAAACTCCAATGTAAACTTCTTTGCTTGTTGCAGTCCCACTTAATAGAGCACTTAGTGCTGCATAGTCTGGATCTCCAGAATCCAGAGTGATTTTTAATTCTCCTACTCCTGATTGATCTAAATAAGCAGCACCTGTAGCTGAAACTACTGGAGGACTTATTACATCTCCTTCTGTAGTAGCGTATTCATGGGTATGCATATACCAAGTATTACCGCCACCTTCCATTTTCAGTTCTTTAGCTATTTCATCGTTACTACAAGTTAAATCAACAAAAGTTGTAGCGGGTGTTCCGTAAATCCAACGGAATCTCCATTGTTGTACTTTATTATTATCATAAAAATACCATTTATCTTTAATTTGTACATTAGCATGAGCTACCTCCCAAACTCCTGTGCTAGGAATTCTACGAGATAAGGTTACCGTATCACCAAGCATAAAGTTAGCTACATCATCACTAGTATGAACGGGATTTTTACCATAACTAAAATCATAGTTATAACATTCTATATACTTACCTTTTACCACAAAGTCATATTGTGGGATAGTTTCTTCGCCTTCAGATAATTTGAAAGCTCCCACAACATAAGCAGTATCTAGTAATTGATGTGAAGTACCCCAATAGTTACTTGAGTCTCCATCATAATAGTCTACTTGAATTTTGAATTCTCTATGGTTAGCTTTATCTACTAACAATTCATTTGCTCTTTGATCTGCTTTACCTGTATGAGCAATAAAAGTAGCATCCATAGGAATTGTAAAAGTGAAAGAAGTTTCATGAGTTATGCCTGTAGGAGAAGGTGTATTATCAAGAGGACTGAAGGCATATACTCCATCACCTATATCTCTGCCTATTTCACGTGGTATTCTTCCCCATGTAGCCCCATCTCCCGTATATAAAGTATAATCGGGATCTGTACCATCAGAATATGGGATTGTAGATTCAGTATTACTAATATAAGAGTTTCCTGCTAATACATCTCCTCTATCTGATCTACCATAACAATATACAGATACGTTACTATCTTCATCGGTTGCTGTACCCCCATGGGTAGGCTCACGTACTGTCCAATCTTCTAAATCCGAACATACAGAAGGCTGATCCTCTATATGTATATCATAGATTCCTCCAATTTCACCCTCACATAGTGCGAAAGCAACAAAGAATTCTGAGGGATCTAAATGGTCAATATCTGCAAATATAGGAATACTACTTACTTTTTGTACACCATATACAATAGGTAGATATTTGGAGGTTAAGTTAAAACGTAAATCTACATCATTATTTACTGTCTCGTAGTATTCTTTTACTTTTCTACCCCCCAGCCAACCAGCTAGACCACCACGCTTCTTCATCTTATAGCGTAGTTCTTGAGTTTGATAAGTACCTAAAACATTCACAGATCTATCTGCGTGCATGAATCCGTAATCTGTAGCATATTCTGGGCGTAAAAGGGCTTCAGTATCTGTCTTACCTGTTAAGCTTAATGCTCTGTGTGATGCATCAGAAGTAAGTCTACCTTGTACACGTACAAAGTCTCCCCAATGACTAGAAATAGTCCAAGTTATTGTTGATGTATCATGCGGACTTTCCTGTATACTTCCTTCTGCTATAATTCCTTTAAATAATAGAAATGGATCCCCTATTAATACACCCGTAGATGGGTTAGTATGTGCTCTATAAATATATACTTCCCTATTCACATAGTTAGAGTAAGTAGTAGCAGATTTATCTGAAGTAAGGGTTGTTAATTCTTCTGAAACTAAAGTAAGAGTATAACTGTAGGTTATACCGTCAGTTCTGAACCCTGTATCTACAGGGGTAATAATAATATTAGCATGAAGTGGGTAAGTTCCACTTCCAATAAATCTGTCTATTCTTCCATATTTATCATGGTTAGATTGTTCCCAATAAGAAGCACCACCAATAGTACCTGGTTCTTTGCCTGTAGAATCTGCATGAGTTAATATACACGCATATATAATACCTTGATACTCTGCAAGGTCATTCTCACTATACGGGGTGCCTGTAATCCAGTCATTAGCTACTAGTTCTAATTTAATTTTATCCCCCTCTCTGAAACCTAACTCTATAAGGTTAACTTCTCCGAAAGATAGTTCACTGTGATCTATAGTTACAATCATTTGAAAAGGTGTAGTAACCGTAGTACCCAGTGCTATAGTAGATAAAGTAAGAGACATGGTAGAAGCTCTAGCTTCTGTACTTTCTTGCATTGTTCCTATATTTAGGATTCTATTTGCATGATAAGTTTGAATTCCATTAGCTAGACCTTGAGAATCTAAAGATAAATCATCCCACTTTACGGTGTGAGGGGCATCAGTAACATAAACATAATCCGTACCCTTTTCTGTGGTAGCGCCTTCCGCGGCAGAGGGTTTGGGCTTTTCAAATTTTACTAAGTGATAGTAAAGGAAAGGCTCATTATTCTGTAGAGATATTTTTAATGTGGAAGATATATTACGTTCTGCCATTAGTAGAAGGCCTCCTTCAGCCTAAGTGAAAATGAATATAGGTTATTTGAACCTAGTGAGTATGCTTGTACATCTTGAGCTTGTTCTACAGTGAATAGAGGCTCATAAAATCTTAT